ATGAAATAGCTTTATCACCCGTAAAGCCGATAGAGGTTTTACCCAAGCCTGGATCTGCATACAGGTAAACAATAATTGCCTGAACTAGCAGCGCTTGATTCGCTGGAATAATATTAATCGCCATCTCAACGTGCTCCTGCAGGACGGTTATTACGCTTAAAGTTCTTATAGTCTTCCGATGCAAAGAAGCCGGTACTTTCTAAAACTTGATGACGCTTGTTCTTTCGCATAGCAACACGCGCATTTTCCAACCCATCTAAAATCCATTTTGGAGTAAGGGATTTATCCATCTTCCTCAATGAGCCATCCGGCTGAATGGAGTAGATCTGCGTATTGCAGAAATAGTCGGAAATAGTTCCTGAGCTTTTGACACGTAGAGCAAAATAGCTGGCCCGAGTTTTACCTACTCGATATATTTCAAGTCCTTCAAAGGTCTTGATGTATTCAGAGAAGTAGCGATGAGTTGAGTTGAACTCAATCGGCATTGGCACTACAGGTAGCTCATCTGCTTTGAATTGCAGGAAGCCGGTATAAAGGTCTACAAAATTAATTTGAGTTCGATCATTTAAAGGAGACCAGTCATCAGAGCCACACTCACACCAGTAGACCGATTGGCCATTCAGGAGTGCTTCAAAGATTTGATCAGCGGATTTAAGAATCATTTGACACCCCCAGCAATCGCAGCATTAATCTTTTCAATCTCATAACGATCAACGTACGCATTAATCGTCTTGTCAAAATGAACCACGTTCAGAATGTCCAGAAACTCGACTGAAGCATCGTCCAAGGCATATTCAACATAAATGCTGTAATCGTCAGCTTTGACGGTAGCGATGCAGGTTTCATGGCAAGCGCGTTTAAGCACTTCATATTTTTGAGCGGTGATAACCACTTGAGGATTATCATCAACCACTTTGGCAGGCTGGAAAGCGTAAGCTACTGCTATCCCCGCGCTGATTGATGCTGCAATGATTGCAGACTTGAGAATATTGGATTTAGTTGTCATACTTATCTCACTCACAGGTAGTATGTGGGTCACGCTCCAGGTAGTTGCTGCTACGCTGGAGCTTTTCTTTGTTTGTGAGATAATAATGAACCATAAGTACATATATGTAAAGTACCAAAAGTACATTTATTTGAACTTTTTGTTCATCTTTATGTTTTAATAGACAAAAGAAAACCCATCACAGGGATGGGTTGGATGGAGATTATAATAATGACTAGAGAAGAGTTTCGGGCGAATCTATATCAAACATATGTGTCTTTAGGTACACATGATCATGTACTGATACAGGAGTACATAAATATAGCTGAAGCTTATGTATTCGATAATAAGCAGCTCACTATTACTGATCAAGAGGCGATGGTTTCAAGACTTACCGAAAGTCAAAATTAGTTATCTGAACCAATTATCTTCAAGCATTCAGTATAAATTTCTTTCCAGTACTCAACTTCACCGGATCGAATATTATCCTTCATATTTTGAGTTAATTGATGGGACAATCGTGTTTGTATGATTTTATCAGCCATCTCAATAGCTAAGCGTTTTTCTTCAATTGAAGGCATATTTTTCTCCACCCGATCCAAGAGCCGCGTCGGGTTCGCATTTTTTATTAATTAGTCTCAGGTGATTTGCTTAGGGCTTTATCCTGATACATTTTTTCATCTGCCTCTATGATAGCTGCTGATAGACCGTATGTGGGATTTCGCATTGCAAAACCAATTGCAGCACTAATGCCAGCTTTTGCAATAGCAGTTTGAATTCTGGTTGCAAGTTTATCCGCATTTTCTCGGCTGGTTTCAATACTAAGTACAGCAAATTCATCACCACCTAGACGAGCGACAATATCATTATTGCGTACAGTGTTTTTGAGGGTTAAAGCCATTTTTTGAATGAGTTCATCACCTGCAGCATGCCCCAAAGTATCATTGGTGATTTTGAGGTCATTAAGATCAATCATGAGAATAGCAACAGGGTGACCATATCGCTTGCAGCGCTTTTCTTCTAATTCAATTAACTGGTCCCAAGCACGACGGTTAAAAAGGCCAGTCATCGGATCGGACAATGCCTCCATTTCAAACCGTTCAGCTTTACGTATGTACTCAGCGGCTTTTAATTCAGCTTGAATATTATAGCTAAGCACTTGTGCTAGCAGCTCAAATAATGGAGCTTCCTCGACCAGATTTTTAGATTGAGGTTCAGGGTCAATTGCACAGAGAGTGCCGAACAAGGAGCCATCTTCTTTTAAAAGAGGTTGGCCGATATAGGCTTTAATAGTGACAAGTTTATTTATTGGCGCATCCGTATAAACCTGAACGTCGGGCGAGTAAGGGGCAATGCGGGGCGCATTATTTTGTACCATGTGTGAGCAGAACGAATCTGCCCATCGAAATACTTCTCCTGGCTTAACGTTATAGCCATTATCTTCACTTAGTAACACGATCCAGTCATCACCCTCCGTACGCGTAATCATCCATAACTTGAAGCCAAAGCGTTGAGATAAGAACTTTAAAATAGCTTGGCCTGCTTCTTCAAAGTTCTTAAAGCTAATATTATTCATTAAGTTAGCCCGTTATTTGTACTAAGAGAGATGTGGAAAAAAACAATTTTTAGACTACAGCGTCATATATTATAATTTTAAACTGATTAGCTCACTAATTATTCAAAAATTTAATTCACTTTACTTAAAATTTCTAGAATTCCATCGGCTAATAAATAGGAATATTACTTCATACAATAAAAAGAAAACCCATCACGGGGATGGGTTATTTATTGAGGTTGGCTTAGCCTGTTCGATGTAAGATTTTTTTCTTAATAGTGGCTATATCTTCAATGGATGGAACGATATCATTCGCGGCACTCATCAATCTATCTATGTCTTTTTCTGGCATGCCTTTGCGTTCAGACAAAACAACAATTGAATCAAAATCATCTGTATGGATTGTTAAGTGCTGAAGAACAATAGTCGCGAGCTTTAGTTGGCTAGGATTGCCAGCCCCCATAATATACAAAGGCCTTTTAGCCTCAATGTAAAAGTCTACTGGATAATTCTCACCTTGAGGGATATTAGGAACGACATAATTCTCATATACATTTACTCCTTTAGGCACTGAGGTGTAAATTGCAGCTTTAAGATCCTCGTAAAATGTTGAGGCTGTCCGGTGTTTTGTCCACAATCCTAAATCACTAAGACGGGAAAGGCCTTTAGTAAAATCAAAAAGCTCATGGATTAAATCATCAGCACTTACTTCTTTAAATAACTCGCCATCATCTTCCTTTAACCCAGATTCAGCTAAAATTAATTCAAATAATCTACCTCGATTACCTTTTAGCATTGACTCAGTATCATGCTCATAACTAAGACGCATAAGTGTACTGGCACCATCAGACAAGCGAAATCCAGCAGGTATATCTTTCAAATAAATAGAAAACCCATCACCATCTCTATCTCTAACGGGGAGGGAAATAATAGTTCCCGCCTTTGTTTCCTTCAGACGTACGGATTGGCAAAAGGAAGAGCACAGTAAGTCTTTGAGTTTATCATTATTAATCAAAACTAAATCCCTCCTGTGTTATAAAATCACTTAAAGTCAGGCCTTGAATATTAGATCTCAAGATTAAGCACTTAATAGCACCCTTAAGGTCAATATACTCGTTAGTGCGTGTTGCATAGTGATCAATTTTGTAACCTGTATTAGCATATCTTTCGGTTGCTATATGAATATGACATTCAAAATCAATCACTTCTCTTTCTAAGATATTTGTATGTTCATGTGCAGAGCCATTATATCTTAAAAGCGTTATATCTTCCTTTCCTGGGCGCACCAACTTAATGCCGCATGAGAAGTTATCAATATCAATTTCATTTTGACGTGCGTAAAGAACAAAATAACCGTCTATCTCATTGGCATGTAAAATACAATCACAACGCTTGGATCTCTTTTGAGTCTTCCATCTCAACACCCCATTGGAATAAATTTTCTCAATTTCAATTAAACGTTTTACCTCCAAATCATTCATTCTTATTCCTTTCATTCTAGGGGCTGCGTTGGGTATGCGGCTTTTATTCTTAATTCTTACGTGGTTTTTTCTTGGCTCGATAAACGTAGCGGATACAATCCACTACTTCACCAACAAACTCACAATCCTGATCAAGTGGAATGATATTAGGCTTAAATTCAGGGTTTATTGCCTGAAGGTATTTAGTTCCGTCTGGTTCGATCACTAGGCGCTTAAAAGTAGCATCATCAAACTTTCTAACAACAACAATATCCCCTGAGTTCATATCACAAAATGGCAGGGTCGGATCCACAAGAATGTAATCACCTTCATGGAATTCTGGGTAGTTACTTAAGCCTTGAACTTTCAGGTAAAAGCATTTCTCACAATCACCATCTGGAATTGGCAGCCATTCTTCCACCTGAGACATATCAACAGATTCGACATTAGTCATCGTGCCTGCCTGAACCCATGACAAGACAGGGGCCATGCGCGGAACTACTGGCACAACGTTTGTCAATGAAACCTCATCAAAAACGCCTTTCTTTAATTCTTCAGCGGTCACGCCAAGCGCATTAGCCAATTCTAAAATCGATCCAGTAGATTTCGCATTGCCTGTTTCCAAATCGGAAATAACAGATTGCTTAACTCCAGATTTTTGAGCCAATTCTTTCTGGGTCATTTTTTTCGCTTTGCGAATTTTCTTTAAATTTTCACCCAAAGTTGTCATGAACTTTTCCTTAAATACCGCTATCGGAATTCTGATACAAATTCCAATCGGTTTGGCTATTGTATAAATATCGGAAAACCTATATATTCATAAGAAATATAGGAGGTCTCCCATGAACCAATGGCAAAAAATGATCATTGATTTGAAGGAACAGGGATTAACCCAAACCCAAATCGCTACTGAGATTAATTGCTCTCAAAACTATGTAAGCAATCTTGAAAACGGCTTATGTGGCAAACGCCTTGGATATGAGAAAGGCAAGAATCTTGAAAAATTATGGCTGGCGCACTGCGCACCCCAGCAAATTGCATAGGTGAATTTATGAGTCTTGAAAAGAAATCTACACATGTTCGCTTGTCTCCTGAAATCCATGAGCGGGCAAAACTACT